TATTCGTCGCCGCGGACTGGTAGCCGGTATTCGTCGCTGCGGACTGGTAGCCGGTATTCGTCGCCGCGGACCGGTAGCCGATATTCGTCGCTGCGGACTGGTAGCCCGAGGTCGACGCCGGTTCGCCAGAAATTTTGGACTTGATGTATTCCACACTCGCCTTTACAATCCCGACTATTCCGATTTCGGCAGATATCTTGATATGCTTCGCACACACCTTGCTATCTCCTTTCCTCTCGGCAGATACGTCGTCCAGCTCGACTTCGCAAAATCGGCTATCCGTCGGGGGATAGTAGCCGAAAACATCGAGCGGGTATTCGCACGCATGGAATCCTCTTTCGCAGAGCTGCGCATTCTCTTCGGTGTACTCGCCGCCGATTTCGTACTGAAAATCGCGGCATTTCAGATTTTTATCAAAGCCTTTATATGCTTTCATTTTTATCCTCCCTTATGTCTCCGCCCCACTGCGCGGCCATAGCTTGGGCGATGCCTGGAAAAGTCTTCGCCCTGTTCTTTGCACGATCTGTGGTAAACATGCCCTTGTACTGCTCCCCGTGTCCCCCGCTGTAACTTCCGCTTGGACACCACGTCGCAACAGGCTCCACGATGCAGGTCGGCTCAAGCGGCTGGACGCCGCGCTCCCATAGTAGCGTCTTTTTGCTGTACTCGTGCCCATACTGGTACGGCTGGATCGCTTGTGTCGGCGGCGGATAATCAAAAATCTTGCTTGGCGTAGGATTCTCGATCACGACTTTGTCGCAGTCTGCCGCCCACACCGCGAGGAAAAGCGCTTTACCGCACAATCCCTCGTAATACCGTGTGAGGTTGAGTTTCCCGCCCTTGTACAGGTGCCGCGCTCCGGCGTTGCTCGTCTTGGTGCAAGGCACGAATGCGATGATCATGTCCCACTGCTCGACCTCATGCACCTGTCCGTCCATCGTGGTCACTTGCCCCCCCCCATGATGGCTTTCAGCGCATCGCCGAGGACGTGCCATTCCGGCCGCCCGCCGCTCGGCTCCTGTATATCACAGCTATACGCCTCGTGCCCTAACGCGCGGAACGCTTTGCAGACTTCTTGCGACTCCTCACAGGCTATCAGCACTCTCATACGTCGTCCTCCCCCATCAGCTCGTCCATCTCCATCTGGCCGGGGAGCACACCGTCCTCCATCCACCAGTGATAGATGTCAAGACCAGTCGTCCCAATCCTCCACGATCCGTCCATCCTCCCGCGCCGCTCTCGCTCGGCGAGCATGCGGTCAAAAGCGCTTATGTAGAGCTTTTGGTATTTGGGGTACCTCGCAAATTCTGCATATCTTGATTTCCCCGCTATGGGGCAGCCGATGCAACCGACGCGCTTAAAGCCGCACCCATACAGCGGGTTGATTGGGATTTTCTCGGACTTGATGTAGTCCCAAACGTCCGTGTCCGTCCAGTCGATGATTGGATTGCACACGCTTTTTCGCTTTTGCATACATCGCTCGAAAAGTTTCCGCCTGTCGTCATTGTCGTTTGCCAAAATTATACGTTTCGCCTTATCTTTGGCGGTCGCCTCGTACACTCCGCGGCTGTTTTTCCTGCTTGTGCTCTCTGCCCATCTGACACCCGTCGTAATCATGCGGCCAGCCCCCCCTGCTCCTTGAGCACATCGCAGCAATAGCGGACTAATCGTGTCGGCGGCATGAGCTTTTGCGGAATCAGCGCCCACATGGACGTTGGCTTGCCTTTGTATGTAGGGTAATTGATCGTACATTTGATCCCGAGCGCTTCGAACCGCTTAAACTCCTCCCGCACAAAGCGTACCGTCTCCGGCGCGTCGGCGGTCGTGTGGTGGTGCTGCACCTCGAAATTGATGCCCGCACGCTGTGCCAGCGCGACACACACGGAGCTGTCCTTTCCGCCGGAGGTCGTGACGATCAGCGGCGCGTGGTAAAACTGCTCGCTCATCTGCGCAGCCGCGCGGAGCCGCTCGAGCGCGGTTTGCTCTTTATCCATCGTTTCGCTCCGTCTGCGCATCGAATGGACTGTACCCCGTCGCCAGCTCGCACCCGCAAGCCGCGTAGCCTGCCATATCCACAAAACTGTCCGCCTTTGCCTGATACGCCGTCGCCACGCGTCCGGCCTTAAAAAGCACCATCATCGTTGCGACGTCGCTCGGCAGGATCTCGATGTCGTCTTTTTTGGTCGCAGCCTGTAAATACGTCTGCCAAAGCTGCGCGATCACCGTAAAATTCTGCTCCGGCTCGCCGTACTGCTGATTCCTATCTGTGCATACGCACTTTTTCGCCTCGTCGAGGCACATTTCACGATTCATTTTTTCTCCTTCCCGCGGAAATTTTCCGCTACATCGTCAAAGCACACCGGCACGGCCTTATGCAGCTTATCCAGCAGCATCAAGGCCACCTCCCGCATCTGCGGATGCGCCGCCTTGTCGCAGCGTAGCTTTAAAAAGTGACGCCACTCGCGGATGTTGGCCGTCATCACAAGCTCGGTCTTTAGACTGTTCGGCAGGACAGCGCGGGCTTCCTGCGGCGTGCATCCGCATCCAAGCAGTTCAAAATACGACTTTTCTGCCATCCTGCAGGCCACTTTCCAATACTGCCAGCCCTCGGTGCCCTCCACCAGATAAAGGGGGCGGATGACTGTAATTTCTCCGCCAAACCCATCCTTGGAGTAGTTGCAGTAGCGGGTACTCTCTTGGCAGTAGCTCGCCATCCGATGCCGCACGATCTCGTGCGACACGCCGCGGTCGCAGGTAAACTTGACCGTGATCGACGCGTGCTCAAGCACCGCCTCGTGCCCGCGCTTGATGATCCCGGCGATAAACTTTTCCGCCGTCCCGTCCGCGATTTTGTCCTCCGACTTGTAGCAGACGCGGCCGCACCGCTCAAGGTGCTCTAAAATCCCGTCCGTCGGCGTCATGATCTCGACGCCCGGTTTGATGATCCTCATTTTTTTCTTCCCTCCTGCTCCCGGCACGCCGCCACATACTTCCCGTATGTCATGTGATGCGCCCGCGCCGCCGCGTTGATTTCTTCCAGCGTCATCCGCTTTTTAGGCTTTTCCGGCGCAGGCGTTTTTGGCTTGTCCTGCACAAGCCCCTGCTCGCGCTTGATTTTTGCCAGCCGCGCGATGACCTCTCCCCGTTTCATCCCGGCCGTGCATACCGGGCATGACGCCCGCTTGCCGATCCGGAACTGGTACGCGCCCTGCTCCTTCTCACTCCCGCACTTCGTGCAGACGCATCGCCACTTCGCGCTTGTCCCATACGTCCCGACGCGCTCGACGGCCATGTAGTCGCCGACAACCTGACCGGCGATGTCAACCGCCCGCTCGACCGGCGTCTTGCCGCACTTTCCGCAGCTTCTCCGCGTCCCGCTCCGCATGGCGTAGCCTACAGCCATCACTTCGCTTCCGCAGTCGCAGCGGCATCGCCAAACGTAGTGGCCGTGCTTGTCTTTTCCCACACGCTCAAGGACGGTCAGCTTTCCGAATTTCTGCCCTGCCAGATCAAGTGCTCTCGGCATTCAGGCCACCTCGATTCTCACGCGGATGCACTCGTCGGCGTGAAATTTACTCACGCGCTCGACGTAGAATCTCCGGTCGTCGTTTTCCAGCAGCCAGCCCTTGAGCGCGTCGACGATGAGCTTTTCGACGACTGCGTGGTTGTCAATGTCCATTCGGTCGCAGTGCCAGAAGGTGATGCGCACGGGCTTGGTGAAGGGCAGGCGGCTGACGTGGTCTCTCAGCAGCACCGCCGTCACCGTGTCGTGCATCCGGTCGGCGTTTTCTTTCCTCCGGCTCCAGTGCATCCCAGCGTAGTACGCGTTAAGCCCGTAGGCTTTGCAAAACTGGCTTTTGTTGCGGGGATAAGGGATCCGGAGTTCAACCGGCTGCGTCCTCCCCGCGGCAGGCTTTTTGCCGCCTGCCCGAGCTTTCTTGCTTTCACTCAAGGCTGTCCCCTCTCTTGTGCAGGCGGGCGATTGCCTCCCGCTCGTAGTCTCCCGGCGTTCCAATGGCCGGGTTCGTCTTCGGCCGCGCCGGGGCTGCGCCTTTCGGCGCTTCATGTTTTTCCCAAGTCAGGAATTTCTGCTTCCAATTGCGGACGGGGTTGCCCTTGGCGTCCTTCCAGCCACCCGCGTTGTAGTACTCCCAAAACTGCTTCGGGTCTACCGTGCTCCCGCGCTCTCTGGCGTACTCGATGACTTCCTCGAGCGTTGGGGGCGTGAAGCGCTTGCGCGCGCTATCTCTCTTGCCATCGATAGATGGCAGAGTATTGGTTTCGGTATAGGTATCGGTTTCGGTATTGCCATTTTTGCCATTGGCGGCGATGGCTTTGCCATTTTTGCCATTAGCAAATTTGCCTTTGCCATTTTTGCCATTAGCCCATCTGGCAGCCGCACCAGCTTTACCCGCCTCGCTCCGTGCCGACGAGATTTCATCATAGCTGTCGCGGAATCTGTCCTCTTGCGCCATTATGCGCTTCGCGTAGAAGCGCTCATTGCCGGTAAGCCTCATTGGCTCACCCGTTGCGCTATACAGCAGCAATGCACGCATCAGTCTGCCAAATTCTTCATCGTTTAGGGCTTCCATTTCCTCTAAGTACTCGTAAGGGAGAGCGGCGTAATTTCTTGCCATCGTCATCCCTCCCGGCGTGCGTTCCAGGCAGCGGCCACTTTGCGGCACGCGTAATTGTCCCACTTTTCGCCGTCTGAGGGATCGTCATCAGACGTTGCAGCCTTGCTTCGCGCGCCGCAGATGTCGCACTCGACCCACGTAAAGTACTTGCCGGATCGGCCGCTGTAATTGCAATACATCGCCGCCGCATCCTGCCCGCAGAAAGGGCAGGCCTTCAATTGCATTTTCATTTCTTTCCTCCCTTAAAACGGCATATCTTCATCCGGATCGTCCAGCAGCGCGTAGTCCTCGCTCGGTGCGCTGGCGGGCTTGCCATCTTTCCCGCCGCAGAAATACACGTGCTCTGCGACGACCTCGGTCGCATACCGGTTGTTCCCGTCCTTGTCCTGCCACTTTCTTACCTGCAAGCGGCCTGTGACCATGGCCTGCTGCCCTTTGCCAAAGTGGTTCGCAACGAACTCCCCCGTCTGCCGCCACGCGACGACCGGAATAAAATCCGTCTCCCGCTGGCCGCTGCTGTTCTTAAAGTCGCGCTCGCACGCCAAGGTGAACGACGCGACAGCCGTTCCGTTTCCGGTTCTGCGAAGGTCGGGCTGATCCGTCAGCCGGCCGGAAATTGTGATTACGTTAAGCATAGTTACTTCCTTTCCCCCAGACGCATTTTCTTCGCATCCAGCCTTTGTATTTTGATCTCAGGTATTTTTCCGCGAACTCAAGCATTTCCTCCCGCTCGGTTGATTGGTCGAGCTTGTGATGGCATTCCGGGCAGGACGTCAGGACGTTCTGCTCGATGCCAAGCCCGCCCTGCGAGCGGGGAATAAAGTGTGCGTTGCTCCACGCGATTTCAAACGGGGCCGGAGCGCCGCAGAAGATGCAGCACGGATGCCCGTCGCAGCTGTCACGGTCCGCGACTGCCCACTTTACCGAAGTGGGGATTTCAAGGGCCTTTGCCCGGTCAGTTTTCCGCAAGCAGACTCACCAGCCTTTCGTCGTCTACATCGATCCCAAGGGTTTTGCACTCGTCCATGAGGGCGTTGATGACTCGCGTCATCTGCGCGGTGTCGTAGGTGCTGGAGCCTTGGTATAGTCTCAGCACCAGATCGTCACCGTCCGCGCTCTCGCACTCGGAGATCCAGCCGATGCCCTTCGCCTGCCACTCGTTGGCGACTAACACCGCATCCGCCCTGCTGACGCGCACCGTCACATAGTCGCCATAGTCGCGGATGATCTCGCGGTATACCTCGTTGCGCTTGATGTCAAGCGCCTCGGCGATCCGCTGGCAAAGCTCCCACATCAGGCGATTCTGGTCGTTGCTTCTCGGCTTTTTCTCCTTCTCGGCGGAAAGCATATACCGCACGTCCGGCTTGAGCTTCGCCGCCATTCGTCTGGCGGCGAAGATGTCTACCACCGGGAAACTCAGGCACGTCCGGCCGTCCTCGTCCTTTGTGATGGACGGCCGGTAAACGGAGGCCTTCACGATTCAAGCGCGGCGGCGTCTGCCTCGAGGGCAGCAGCCTTTTTGCGCTTCGTGGCGCATGCCCAGCAGAGCCGGACGCCATAGGTCTTCTCGGTGGACTCCGCGATCTGCTCGGCCGCCCAATTGCCGACGTCCGCGATCACGTGGCCGCAGTCGGAGCACTTGCCAACCGCTCTGCGACGCGCTGCCTCGCTCTGGCGCTGGAAGCCCCGCTCCTCGCTGCCCTGCTGGTCGGGATCGTCGCCGGTGATGATCTTGTACGCCTTGAGCAGCGCGTACTTGTCCGAGTACGTCATGGCCTTGCCGGGAGCCTTGTCGCCGTTGTCGATGCCGTCTCCGTATGTAGTCACGTCGACGTACTCGTCCGGCTTCTCGGTGTTCACAAAGCGGTACACGGTCTCAAGCCGCATGAAAAACTGCGATTTCTCGCTCGTGTTGCCGTTGTACACCGACGTCGTCGTGATGACGTCCTTGTCGATGATCTGCCGCTTCACGGGGTAGCTGTAGATGCCGTACTTCTGCTCGAGCGGCTTCACCGCCGCAAGCACGTCCGCCTCGCCGACGGCTTTGTAGCTGCCCTTGCCGACGTTGACGTTGAGGTTCTTCGCCACTGCGGACAGCTCCGCCGTCACGCCCGCGAGCTTCTCGTAAATGTTCATTTTTCGTCCTCCTTGATTGCCCACACCGCCGTGTTGACGCCGGTCGTCTCACTCACGCGCTTGCCGACCGGCTCGATGAGCCCGAGCTTGCGCAGCTCCGTGAGGCGGGGTTTAACATAATTTTTGTCTCGCACGGGGATGAGCCCCGCGCAGTACATCGAGTCCGTCAGCTCCTCGGCCGTAAGCCCATCCGGGAAATACCTCAGATACTCGTAAATGGCCTGCCGCCGCGTCTGCGTCTCCGGGGCGGCCTTTTCAAGCCCCTCGCGCCGTGTCTCTGCCGTGATCATGTCGCGTTCCTCGTCGGCACGCGCAGCAGCCGCATAAGATCCTCCGCCGCGCTGTCGCTGTACATGTAATGCTCGTTGATGTACGCCCGGCAGCAGTCCATGTGTACCGCGCCCTCGTCCGTGTCCCAGACGATCTCGCCGGGGTAAATCTCGCCGCCGCACATGATGCACTCGCACACCGGGGCGGCGTCCTGCTTATCAAACATCTTGCATACCCTCCAATTCTCTGGTAAAATGGAGTCGCGGTGTTAGATCCGCGACAAAAGCACAATGCACGTCGGCACGAGCACGATGAGTGCCAGCCATTGCAGCCAAACCAGACGTTCCACCATCTGAAGCTGCTTTCGTGCAACGCGGAGTGAAGCTCGCAACTCGCGCTCCGCATCATCGTTCCCCTGCGTCACTACGGCGCAGGGGATTCTTTTTTTCTCCATTTCTGTTTCCTCCGTTCTGAATTGCCGAAATATTGCGAATTGATAATATAATGTTGAATCACCCGTAGTTCACGGGGTATAATGGTTGCGGAATCGCACATCAGTCGCGCTTCGCTACGGAAGCCGGGTCGAGCCTGCACATGTCGCACACCGTCAAAAAAACGTCTGCCGTCAGCTTCTGTTTCCCGCGAAGCATGTTGCTCATTGACGGTGCACCGACTCCGGCGCATTCCGCGATGACGCGCTGCCGCACGCCGGATTTCTTGATCCCTTCTTTCAGGCGATCAAGGTCGACTTTCACGTTCGATTCCCCCTTTCAAAATTACTGGTCAGCATCTTCCAAGAAAGGAGGTGAGACGATGACCGATAACGAAAAGCGCGCACACGATATTGCGCTTGCGCTGCTGGCAGAGATCATAAAGCCGCAGTACCTCGCAAATGCAGTTGTAGGCGGCAGCAAACCAGCGACCGTCGATGCGTACGTGAAGTACAAAACCGCTTATGATTCCGCGCTTAATGCGCTCAACCGCGATTACCCGAGCGGATCGTGATTTATGCAATCTCGTTCCCGTCGACCGTGAGCTTGACGTCCCCGCAAGGCCATGTGAACTTCCGGTTCTCAATAATCGCCGTCGCAACCGCCGCCAGAGCTTCCGCCTCTGCGGCGGTTGTCGCTTCCTTCGCCCACTTCTCGGCAAACTCCATGAGGATCGCCTCGAGCTTTTCGTTGTACACGTTATTTCCCTCCATTCACGATTGCTCGGGCGACATCGCCCGAAAAATACTTAGCCGGGCTTCCCAGCCGTTCTACGCCGTTTGCTTTTGCCCATCTGCTCGCCGTCTCCCGGCGGCAGCCGAGCACCCGCGCCAGCGCGACACCGTCCAGCAGGATTCCTTCCTGCGCGATGATGGCCTTCTCGATCTCCTTGGCGCGTGCCATGTTCCAAACCTCGCTTTCTCAGTTTCCAGTCTTGCGCACGATCCTGTACTCCACGTTGCCACTGCTGTGGTATTTTAGCTGCCACGCCAACTCACGCTCCGCTCCGGATCGCTCCGCGTGGGAGCTGTATGTTACCCAGTCCGGCTGCGTGTAGCGCTCGCTGTGGAAACGGGCCTGCACACACCAGCGTCCATGCGTCTTCATGTCCCAAACCTCACTTTCTCAGTTCTCGGCCTTGTTCTGTGCCGCGCGGCTTGCAACGATGGCGTTCACCGCAGCCTCGATGCGCTCCCGGCCGTTTTTCGGGGCACGACGCCCGTTCAGGATCATCGAGACATACGCTTTCGTTACGCCGAGCTGTTTTGCCACATCCGACGACGTGACGGAGTTGTTGTGCATCTTCCCGATGATGCGCCCTGTCCATGCTTCCGGCATTGCATTCCCTCCTTAAAATCTGATTTTTCTAATCAAAAACGGTTGCAAAAGTTAACCGGCCGTGCTACTATGTGCTTGGTTAGGTTCACATTGTTTCACTACCGCAGCGGATGCCGCTTGTGGCTGGTTTTTCGTTTCCGTTTTTAACTTATATGCCCATTATAGAGCGTACTTTCCGTACTGTCAAGCATTCTGGTGAACTTTCCGTACTTTTGTCATTCTGCACAAGAATGGGGTGCCGTACTTTGACAACTTTCTATTCGAGGTTCCTCGAAAAATGCAATGAAGTCAACAAAACGCCGTCTGCGGTTGTAGTTGCAATTGGGCTCAGTAAATCCGCCGTCACAAGGTGGAAAGCCGGGAATCTTCCGACAGACGCAACAATAGAAAAGCTTGCAGATTATTTTGGAGTTTCAAGCGAATGGCTGTCCGGTGAAGTGGCCGAGCAGGAAGCTAGACGCGAGAGAATTTTTAGAAATTTCACTCGGCTTTGCAACGAAAACGGAGTCACCGAGTTAGAAGCTCTACGCGCAATCGGAATTTCGTCAGATATTTCCTCTCAATGGATGGATAAGCAGGAGCTTCCTGTCGCTGCGCGCATTATGCTCGCAAAGCACTTTGGTGTTTCAACTGATGAATTTTACGCGAAAAAAAAAGAACAGCCCGCCACGTATGGCGGACTGTTCAGCCCATTGGACGCAAGGTGGTTCTCCCTCACGGATGAGGAGAAGCTACAGGCGTGGGAGTATATCGTGCAGTTGAGGGCGAAAAATGAAGAAAACAGCTAAATGGGAAAGCATTGACAAAAATTCGATTGCGTACAAGAAGAACATTGCACATCACGATCCAAACTCGCCCGAGAATGTCAAGAAGCGAAAGGTGGAACGTGCGAAAGCCCGAAAGGAATGGTTGTCAAAAAACTGGATCGGCCTTGCGGGGCTGATTGTCGCGATTATCGCAGTAGTAATATCACTTGTACACACAGGTTGACTACGTTCACCGCGAGAATTGCGACATAAAGTCGCTTGTCCGGGTTCATACTCCACCCCCCCTTAAAGGCTCGCACGGAGGAACGACGCTTCATAATCACGACCGCAATTGCAGCCGTGTCCGCGCTCGCTGCCATTGCAGCAGCAGTCCTTTCCCTCGTGGCTATCTATCACTGACGGACGTGGGTTTACAGACAGGTCGATGCGGACAGGCGTACACTTGCCACAGAAGCAGCGGAAAACGCCCGACCCGTCCCGGCCGCAGTGCTCACCTACTATGTGGTATGCCCACAGGTATTCCGGCGTGTCCTCTGCATCCTGCGTCAATTTCGCGGGGGCATGGGGTTTTTCTCGGCGCTCCCTCCGCACCCAGATCAGGGTGGAGACGACGGCAAGCGTCGTCCCAATGGCGGCTAAAATCACAGCGGTCAAAGCAAGCGGTGTTGTCGGGTTCATAATGGTCTCCTTTCACTCGTCGTAAACTTTTGTTCCATTATAGCACGATTCCCGCCGCGCAATCAACTCGTCTATGTATCGCGAAAGCGCGGCCAACTCATCCGGGGTCAGCTCCTTGGATAAAGCAATCATCTTCAAGTCAAGTTCGTTCACGTACTCTGGTCGCTCCTTTCGTTAGCGTTTTTATTTATCTACGGTTTACCACTTTTTAACTGTTTTGTCAACAGCTTAATTTCTGTTTTTTATTATAGAAGATGTTGTGTCCAATAATCCGGACAGTTGAAACAAATGTTTGCTTATGGAGGTGTCGAGCATGGCAGAAAAGAAGTACCAGTATGTGAGGAAGACGTTTACCTTTGATGGTAGGCGCTACGAAGCGTATGGGAAGACTGAGGAGGAGGCCATCGAGAAGAAGATCGAGATGAAAAAGCGGCTAGAGGAAGGTGCTGCCGCCGAAAGCAAAAGTGCTACGGTTGATCAATGGTATGCTCGCTGGAAGGCTCTTTACAAGGACGAGCAGGGCATCACCGAGAAGAGCCTCAAAATGTACGACGAGAAGTACAATAAGTACATCAAGCCCGCCATTGGCAAAAAGAAAATCGCGAGCGTCACCGAAATGCACTTGCAGGCCATCATGAACGAGACGGCTGATATGTCGAAGTCTACCGCCCTGAAAGTGCGCATGGTGATTACCCAGATATTTCACAAGGCGTATCGGACGCGCTTGATCCCGTTCGACCCGTCCGAGGATTTGCAGATTGCAAAATCCACGACCGAGGGGAAACGTCGCTCGCTGACAGAGCGCGAGCGTGAGTTATTCCTCGAGGTCGCGCCCAATATTCCATGCAGTGAAATTCTGCTTGCCATGTACTATACAGGGATGCGGCCGGGCGAGCTTCGTGCCCTCACGTGGGACGACGTCGACTTTGAAGAGCACGAAATATCCGTCGACAAAGCCATCGAGAGTGGGACAAAGGATAAAGTAAAATCTACCAAGACGGACGCCGGTGTCCGGATCATCCCCATGCGGCCGCAGCTTGAGGAAATATTGCTAGGCATGGAAAAATCGCCAGATGACAATCTTGTGTTCCACAAGCAGAAGGGTGGGCGGCACACTGAATTTTCGCTCCGGCGGATGTGGACAAGGCTGCTCCGAGAAATGGATATTGCAAACGGAGCGACACTGTACCGAAATCATGTCGTCGAGTCGACACTTGCGGATGACCTCGTTCCCTACTGCCTCCGGCACACATTCTGCACGGACCTTGAAGACGCCGAAGTTCCGATCAACGTCGCAAAAACGCTCATGGGGCATTCAAGCATACAGGTTACCGCGAACACCTACACGCACTCAAGCAAAAGTACGCTCCACAAAAACATTCAGCTGCTGGAAGCAGATTCGGACGACGAAGAATAAAAATGTGGGAAATGGTGTGGGAAATTCATTTTCCAGTTTCAGAATCTCTAGTATTTATGCCGGTTTCAGCCCATAAGCATTTCGGAGACAGACTCCGTTTGCGGGGGTTCGAATCCCTCATCCCCTGCCAAGCTAAAAACCCGTCGAAAAGGCCAAAAAACCTAGTGTTTTAGGGCATTTCGGCGGGTTTTTTGTTATCTGCTGCAAAAAATAATTTCCAGCGGGTAGCATAAAATGTGACATTCCGTGACTATGAGGTGTGGGAAAACGTGTGGGAAATTTGACGCAAGGTGTGGGGCATGATATAATAACTGCGTTCCAAACCTCCCTTTATTGGGCTTTCACACATCTCCATTTGTTGCCCCCTCTTTCGTTTTCGTCCTTTCATTCGCAAAGCAAACGCGCCGCCCATGCCATAGGGGCGGCGCGTTTGCTTTATATTGCGGCGATTTTGCGCATCACGCTGGCGTACACTCTGGGGTTGGCCACGCTGAGCGTGTCCATGAGCTCATCCATGATAGCCCAGAGCTTGCCGTAGTCCTTGCCGGAGATTGCCGCCATGAAGTCGCTGCCCACGGAGACGGGGCCGACGTCGTATGAGTACGCTTCGGCGCGCGGGGCGCTCTCATTGAGCTTATCCCGGATAATGTACAGGTCGGCCAGCTTCGCGCAGCTTGAAAAGGTCGTTTCCTTGTTTTCAAGCTCGTCAATCGCGCGGTCGATCTCGCTACGGTCGATCATGGGGCCAACGCCCCCTTCAGCCGTTCTCGATCTGCTCGCGGCAGCGGCGAATAGCGTCGCGCTCCTTATCGGTGCTTGCGTCGCGCTCCATGCGGTCGAGATGCTCAATCATCTGCTCCCTACCGTCGCCGCGGCTATACATCACGCGGCCGTCGCGATAGCGGCTGTCCCGGCTGTAGTGGCCGCGCACATAGTGCGTGCCGCGCCGTCCGGCGTAGCTGCTGCCACGATTGTAGGAGCCGCTGGCTTCCCACTCGCCGTCACTGCTGTACCCGCCGTCCAGCGCCTCGATCTTGTCGATGTTTTTGATCGTGTCCGTGAGCTTATGCACGGTGTCGAGATCCCCGGCGCTCATTTCGCCCTTGCGCGCGATCTCGTCGAGCTCCTCGCAGAGCATATCACGCAGGGTATACATAGCTTCCATGCTCATTTTCTTCCCTCCTTAGGCCTCACGCTCGGCGATAAGATTGGCGTTAGATACCGTGATCGCCTGCGTGCTCGTGTTTTCTGCCGCCACAGTCAGGCAGCAGCCGCGCGGCACCTCCACAAAGGCCGCGACGTAGACGTTAAAGAGATTTTCCACCGCGGCGGGCGTGACGACGGCCGTCGCACTCGTCAGCGGCTCTCCGTTGATCGCCAGCGCGATGGAGATCGCTTCCACCGTGCCGCCGGTCGGGATGGAAATATTCGCGCCGAAAGAGACTTTGTAGCGTGCCTTGCACTGCTGGGTGAGGCCACGAAGCGTAACGATGCCCGCGCCCTCTCTGTGCACGATGCACGCTTTCCCGGCGACAGCCGTTTCAGTCAGTGGGACGTTCTGACCAACTGCGACGGTCACGGCGCTCGCATTCGTAAATTCTGCCAATTCGATCATCCTTTCATCAAAAAGCGGCGAGGCAATGCCCCGCCGCTTGTGTTAGTTTCGGCTCGGGGCCGACCATTTTGCCGGTGTCGGCAAAAAGCTACTCGCTATGGATTTGTCAGGCCGTGCAGCAGCCGTAAGCCGCCGTACCCGCCCACGGGTTACACGACTGATAGCTTGGAATCGGCGTCGGCCGAAGCGTGCTCACGAGGTACGTGTTCTGCGCCGCCTGAGACGCCGCCAGCTGCGCCGCAAAGAGCTGCTGGTTCTGCTCGGCGATCTTCGCGTCCTTTGCCTCGATGCGCTGAGCGGTCAGAGCGTCGAGGATGGCGCGGGTATTGGAGTTCTGGTTCTCAATGAGGTCGCGCGTGCCCGTCTGCATGAGGTTACGCGTCTCGCAGCTCTGAGTCGCAAGGTTGTAATTTACGCCCTGAATGGCCTCACGCGTCTCGCAGCAGCAATTCTGCGCCTGCATCTGCATTGCGCTCAGCTGCTGCATAAGGGATGCCTGCTGATTCGCGCGGCTGATCTCCGCCGACATAAAGCCGTTGCTCATCCCCTGCTGCACGCCGTTGATAAGCTGTGCCTGCGCGTAGAAGCCGTCGCACAGGCCGTTGTTTACGCCGTCGAGCTTGCGCTCGAGGTTCGCAAAGTCAGACGTGAGCACGTAGCCGTCAACGACGCCGCCGGAGTTCCCACCGCCGAAGCCGTTACCTCCCCAATTTCCGCCCCAGCCACAGAACGCGAAGAGAAATAAAATAATGATCCAGATCGCGCCGCCGTCGCCAAAGCCCCAGCCGCTGTTGCCGCCATTGGTAACAGCCGCGATGTCGGCAGGGGTCATCTCGCTAGTAGTCAGACTCATTTTGTTGTCTCCTCTCAAAATATTATCAAAATGCGGCCGCATCCTGATTACTTCATAAGGCTCTGAAAAGCCGTCGCTGCCTGCTGCAATTGGTCCAGCTGCTGCTGTGAGATTTTCCCGCTTTGCACGAGCTTTTCTACCTCCGCTTTGGGATCCCCTTGAAAGCTCTGCCGGAATTGCTGAAATTGCTGCATCAGCTGCTGGAAATTGCCCAACTGGCCCGGAAGCCTACCGCCGCCGAGGGCCTGAAAAAGAGGGTTAGCCATCCTGTTCAGCCTCCTTCGTGCTCTTCTTCGCCGGTTTCGCTGCCATGGCCTCAAATTTCGCCGCCAGCGCGTCAAACTCCTGCCGGGTCACGTACTCGGGTGCGGGAGCTGTTGAGGGCGCGGAAGCCGGTTTTTGTGCGCGCTCCGTGTAGTCGATGATCCGCATTGACGGCATACCGGAGCTGTCGCACGATTTGAGGTAGATTGTCGAATTTTCGCTGTCCCAGAGGGGGACGGTGTTGCCCGGAGCCACCATATAGCTTTTAGCTCCTGCCTCGCCCTGCACCCAAATCATGCCGGTCTGCGCCTGCTGGCTCGGCTGCTGCCGGAGTTGCGCGAGGTTGTCCGGCATTGGAGCCGGGTAGTACGGATTCTGATAGCCTCCAAAGTACGGATATCCGCCCATTTCAAGTCACCCTTTCCCAGTAGTAAATCGCGGTCTCGCCGCCGCTGTCCCACGTATCGAAATAATCGCCGCCGTCGGCCGCCACCACGTGGGATTGCAGCGCGACGACATACGGTCCGCCCGGATGATCTCGTACGAAGTCCTCGACGGTGTAGCACTCCGGGCACGTGTCCGGCAGCGCGCGCCGCTGGAAACCATTCCGTTTGAGGTACGCGCCCCACACGGCATTTGCGCTCGGGAGGTCGCAAAGCTCCATGCCTACCAAGCACAGGCCCATATACGTCTCGTCCCACGTCTGCCCAAGGGCTTTGCAAAGTGCCCGGACGGTGCAGTCTCCCACCCTCGCCGCGACGGGGTTCGGATTATACGGCCGGTACATCACGCCACCTCAGCGCAGGACTCGCAGACGGTTACGATGTGCTCCAAAAGCTCCGGGCTCGAACTAAAGAAGCTTGCCAGCGCCTCCGCCTCGTCCTCCGGGATGTTCGCGGCAATGAGCCGCTCGAAGTATGTCATTTCCTGCACCGCCTTTCTCTTACAGGAAAATGGTAACAAAAAAAGGCCCGCCGCATGGCCAAGGCAAGGCCAAACGACGGGCAGATAAAAGCAAAAGCGCCGCCTGGTTACTCAGACGGCGCTTTGCTCCTTATGGAGTGCAATATGTTTTTCACGGTTCCGCGGCTGACGTACATTTCGGCGGCGATGTCCTCGATCTGCCAGCCTCGCTTGTAGTACAGCCGGAATACCTTCCTTTCGCGGTCGGAGAGATACGGGCATGCTTCCATGCGCCGAAGCTCCGACACAGTGTACCGGTATTTCATTTGATGCCCTCCGAGGGCGGAAAAGCGTTCCAAACCTCCCGCCCGGTTATTTTTTGAGATACTGCGCGCTTGCGTACCCCGTCTTTCCACTCTGCGTCTTGACGTAGTACCACACCGCGCCACTCTCTGATTCCTTGCAGTAGTACCCGTACCACGTTACGGTTTTCCCGCACGCCACGGTCTCCTGCACCGCGCCGTCGATGGGCGCTTTTCTAACGTTCAAGCCGGTCTTCGCCGTGACGGTCAGCTTCACGCCCGTCCCGCAGCCGGATTCCCGCTGCATCGGCTCGACGCGGCTTTTCGCGGCCTTTTTCGTCAGGTAGCTGCCCGTTCCGCCCTTGACCCAGATGCCGAGCTTGCCGCGCACTTTACGCCCCTGCTCGTACAGCTTCGTCGGCGTCACGACCGCCGTGGAGCCGCCGCCGTCGAAATTGACGGCCGTCTTGTACCCCAGCGCGATAATGCCGGAGGCGAACTGCTCGAGCGTCACGCCGTTTTTCGACGTCGCCCAGACGATGGCGCAGCGCTTGTCGTTCCATGCAAACGCAGTCCGCGCCCTCGCGCCGGTCAGCCCGGCCGGAACAGTGTCGAACGCTCTCTTCCCGTCGCGCACGAGCATAGGGTACGTTCCGAGCCAGTCTGCCGCGCCGACGTTGTTCATGTAGCTCAAAATCGGCGTTGTGCCCATCTTAAGCGCCACACCGAGCGTCTGCGGGACGTACTGCGCCTTGCCGTCATGCACGACGCCGGAGGCAGGTGCATAGGTTTTCATGTTGAACAGCTCCGCGTTGCAGATCGCGTCCGGCGTCCTGCCGCTCCATGTCTTTCTCTGCGCCGCCGCCGTGACCGTCTCACCATTCCCGTTCATAGGAATGTAGCCGATGTGGTCGATGTTTTCCAGCGGCACGCTGTATTCTTCAATTTTCACAGCGTCCTCCTTTCCGGCAATGGCGCGGGCGATGGCGCAGCAGATGCCGTTCACATTGCCGCGCCACAGCTCCATATCGTCCGCGTCGTCCAAAAAGCAGATTTCCAGAAGATTCGCCTTGACGCCCGCCCGCGCCGCTGTGTTGATGACGGCCAGATTCCCGGATTTCGCCGACCGCCGCTTAAACCCGCATCCGGCCGCAGCGTCGAGGATTTTGTCCTCGTAGCCCGATTTTTCGCCCGCAGAAGGGTAAAAAATTTCGACGCCGGTCGTTTTGCCGTCGCCGCTTAAATCGTTCGCGCCCGCGTTGAAATGGAGCTCGAGGACGTAGTCGTAGTTTGTGAAGTTTGCCCGCTTCTTGAGCTGGCCGTTCTGGTAGTCATAGTAGGCGTTCCGGCTCTCGTCGTACTGGTCTGCCGTTGCGTACATGTTGAGGACGTCGCAGAGATAGTCCGACGCGATTCTTGTCTGCTCCGCTTCCTTGTACTGCGTTCCGTTGATCTTCGCCACGGCTCCGGGGTCGCCGGAGCCATGGCCAGCAATGATGAGGATTTTCATTCCTTCACCGCCTGCGTCCCGAAGTAGAACGCGATGACCGTCGTGAAGATCGTCATGAACTGCGTCTCGGAAAGTCTGCCAAGCGCCGCCAGCGCCGCAAAAACGCCGGTCAGCGTCAGCGTCACGAGGCTCTTGACGGTCAGCAGCTTTACAAGCCGGTCGATGAGCTTATTCATGGCCGTAAAAATAGCGCTTGACGGCGTTGTCCGTCTCGCCGGGCTTCACAGTGCGCTGAAGCTCGCGGACGTAGTCGGTAAACTCCTGGTACTCCGCCAGCTCCGCGCCGCCCTCGCCGACGTCCCAGCCCATGCGATGGGCGTACTCGTAGGACGCGTCGCCGACGTCCATGTTCAGCTCGTCGCCGATCTTCGCAATCTCGAAGCGGCCTTTATGGAAGCGGTTTTCTTCGTAGTTCTTCTTATCCATGGTATATCCTCCTTAATTTGCCCTTTTCAGGGGTAATTTGTTGACTTCGTGCATGACAACGTCCGCGTCCCCGTTCCCGTCGAGGCCGTTGTGGTAGCTCTCGTGCATGGCGTTGAGGATCCTGCGGTCGTCAAAGTCGATCTCCCCGGCCTCGATGTACTTCTGGCCGAGATACCGGATGCGGTCAAGCATCACGATCTTCTGCGATTCGCACAAGGCTAAAATCTTCGCGTCGCGCGTTTTCTCTGCCTCCGCGCGCTTGTCCTCGTGTTTTTCGCGCCGTTTGAGCGCGGCGGCGGCAAACGCGCACACAATAGATGCCGTCGCCGTGATCGCCGCGCAGATAATGTCTCCCATGGGTCGGCTCCTTGCAAATAAATTGTTTCAAGCCTCCGATTCCCTCTTGCTTTTTCTTCACGAATCTTCTATATTCTGGATAGATTCGTGAAGATATAGGCGCGGCGTCCCGATTTTTGGGGCGTCGCGCCACTGTTTTACTCCAAAGCCGTCCCGCCGTACTCGCTCGGGACGAGGTCGGGCAGGCCGCAGTCGTTGATGAGCACGTCGGCGACCTGCTGCTTGAGCTTCGCGGGCACGTCGTCAAACGTCCACGCGGCACCGGTTTTGGGGTTCTTAGCCTCCATACAAATTTTGCTGGCATAAAGCATAGCCATCATTACATAGTCTCCTCTCAATAAAATATATACACTTAACGCCAAATCGGCGAGAGTGTCACGCATAGACCACATCGGCCATTTCTAGGATGCAGTCCTCAAGGAAGGTCTGCTGTTCGGATTGAAGTTTGAGCTGGGCTTTGAGTTTGGTGTTCTCGGCGGCGAGGGATTCGAGGGTAGGTGCTTCCTCGCCGGGTTCGACTTCGGGCGGTTCGACGAGCTCGTAGGTGTAGCCGTTTTCCTCGCAGTAGGACTTGCAAAAGGTCTCGTCGGACTCAATTGTGTTGATGACCGCGTCACCGGTGATGATTTTGTATGTTGCCATGGTTAGTCCTCCTTGAAGAATAGTATGTAGCAGCCGCCGGAACCGCCATCGCCACCGCTACTTGCGGCTCCCGCGCTGCCATCAACAATTCCGCCGCCACCGCCGCCCGCTTGGGAAATTTCTCCTCCATCTCCTCCGTTACA